CCCTTAGTAACAACTACCACATATTCCCAATAGTCACCGTTCCAAACTTTGCGTAGAAATCCAGATAAAATTCCAGCAGCTTTGTGAGAAAATCCTGAACGCTTTTTCAGATTTTTTTTCACATTACCATAGTGAAGTCTTGCGGTACGATTATATTTGGAGTCGCTCCAACAACGATTAACTTCAACAAGAGCAACAAAAGTTTCTCCTGGTTGAGGATTGTACTTTTCCAAGTATTCGTCAAGAGTAAGTAGTCCCCTTACTGGACTATCAACACACCCAAGAACCGATAGAAAATTTTTATATTCTTCAGTATTTTTCGCCTCGTATTGATCAACGAGATTAAGTAATGCCATGTTGTTTCCTTCTGTATAAATGTAGGAATGCGAGTGTTTGTCTTGTCTCGCAATGGAGAATAGGAGACTCGAACTCCTGACCTTCTGCGTGCAAAGCAGACGCTACTACCAACTGAGCTAATTCCCCGTGGTGGGTCGGATATGATGATCCCGACCCGTATGATAGACAACGCCTATCAAAGCCACTCGTCGGACTTGAACCGACGACCTACGGTTTACAAAACCGTTGCTCTATCCAGCTGAGCTAGAGTGGCATTCTCTTGAATTTGAATGCTCCCCAGTCAGAACCCCATACCTTTTGATGAGACTCAGTATGCAATCCTTTATCGACGACATGATATTCATCTTCCGTCAAAGTAACTTCATTCTGAACGTAAGTCTTGACTCCGTTCCAAGTTACATAACAATCGCATGTAGAAGTCCCACCCTGGTATGATTTGGGTCCTATCTTCCTCATAATAATATCACAACCCTCTCTGTATGTCAAGAGATCGTCAGTGATTTCTTCTAGATTATTACACTCGGCAAAACGAGATGCATCCTTAATCTCGTAGTTTTTGAGGCGATACTCCTCGCCACTCTCAACTACATCAATTACGAACTGACGATAAGGTCGGTTCAGTAGATAGTTATATGCTTGCTCTCCGTAAATACGATTCTCTCCAATCAAACGGTGAGAAACACGAATGTGGGCATAACGAGTAGGGTGAGACTGTGCTTGTAATTTATTAGCGAAAGTTCCCACCAAAAATTCAAGAAACTGGCTCATCAGGTAAAACTTCGGGATTAACGAGATCTAATTCAAACAGAACTGGGTGACATTCTTCAGCAATCAAATAATCAGAATACCTGAAGATATCTTCAAGGGTAAATTCTGGATTAAGTGCTGCCTCAGAAAGAATCCACTTATCTTCTTTTTGTTCTCTCTCAAGAATATCAAAAGCAAATGGCATGTTCTCTACAAAATACATCAGCACTGGTTCATTATCAACGAAACAATGCTTTCTTGTGATAGTATATTTGAAAGTTCTAGACATTTGCTTTGTCAGGGTTTCCTGGTAATACTATTTACACAGGAAATGCGAGTGGTGGGACTTGAACCCACACGATTTTTACAATCAACAGATTTTAAGTCTGGTGCGTCTACCATTCCGCCACACTCACAAGGGGTGCCGAAGCACTCCGTAATTATAGCATACTATTGAGGTCTTGTGGGAGGTACAGACAGTTTCAATAGTGACTGCTTCTTGATAAATGCTTTGAGTTCAGGGGTCTCTTCCCATTCCCAGATCTCTTCGTGTCCCTTACTATCAATCTTCTTGAAAGTCTTTAAAGCCATGATGTCTTATCCCTAACAGAGTTGATTATACTGAGTTTCTGAGGTCTTGTCAAGCCTACAAAAACATTCCTTTTTCGCTCATATACTTGAGAGTTTCCTTCAGACTACCACGATGGTCTAAACCAATGGCAATCTGTGGATACTCTGCATCTGGTCCAAATTCTGCTCGGAATTGTTTATCACTAAAATCAACACCTAACAAGAATTGTCTTACATCTTGATCACATGCTTCAAGAACCATGACTGCTCGTTCAGATTCTTGACTACCGTTACCATAAACTAGTGCTTGAATCATTTTTTTAACAACTCTTTCCAAAATTTTTGTATTTTTTCTTTTTGTTCAGGATTTCCTGGTCTTTTTGCATTTTTACTAGTCACGTTGCCTCCAATCATCGGGTTTGTCTTGCTTGAACCAATCGACGATCTCATCCGCACCAGAGAACCCTGTGCGGTAGTTAGAGGGGTCTGGATCGCCCAGACCCATCTTATTCATGAAATCGTCCATTGTGCCTTCTTGGATGTCCTGCGCTGCCTGACGGCGTGCTTTGTTCAACCAGTCTCTAGCAGTTGTATGTCTTTTGGCAAGTTTCTCTGCCCAGATCATGTCTTCTAATTTTACTTCCTCCTTGTTTGCAATCTTCTTACAGATAAACTCTAATCGTAGTCTGTATTGAGTAGATAGCATGTTAGTCCCGCAGTTTTAACTCTAGATCTTCTAGTCTGTGATACTCAGCATGTGCTCGTTCCTGTCGGTCGCACACAATGTCGAGAATATCATTCATAATGATATCGTTATCTACGTAGTCGTCAAGGTAGGTATCGATAGCTTCTTTGAGATATCTATACCTGTGCCATTCCTTTGAGTAGGGTTTGTAGTTCATGATAAAAGATCATTCAATTTATTTAGAGACATAAAAAAAGGCACCCCGAAGGGTGCCCTTTAAGGTTATCTGGATCAGAAGGACCAAGTAGCACCGACCTTGGTGCCGTAACCGTTGTCAGCACCGTCAATGCCACCAGCGAAGGAGAGTTCGCCATAGACACTCAGTGCCTCGGTAGCAGCAACACTGCCATAAACCTTACCAGAGAGAACGGTGTCAGACTCACCACCATCAACGGTGACGAAAGAAGGACCAACTTGAGCGCCATAGGAAACAGCGCCAGCTTCTCCAGCGTAGCCTACGTGAGCGTCGGTCGTGGTTCCAGTGTAGTCCGATCCAGTGAAACCAGAGTTTGCCTCTACGTTAACGTAGGGACCTGCAAGGGCAGCACCAGGGACAGCGAAAGCGACAGCTGCAGTGGCAGCAGCGAAAGCAGTTTTGATCATAATTGTTTTACCTTTATTGTTAGTTACTTGCGGAGTGGTTACCCGCAGATGGTGGATTGGGTTTTCCCAATCGCATGAGAGTAATTTATCAGGTTCGAACCCGAAAAGCAACCCCCCCTTGTGCCAGTTTTTGATACGGATTTCCGATCAGTCAGTTAAGATAAATTAATGATCCTGTAATACGAACCTCTCCAACACCAGTAACGCTAACAGAACCAGCAGAATTAATACTTGCCTCTGTAGCACCATCAAGCGAAGCAGTTCCACCTGCTGTTACAGTTGCATCAGCACCAGCAGTCATATTTGCTGCAACGCCCGCATTGATACTTGCATCTACTCCAGCATCAATAGAAGCACTTCCGATTGCTCCAATGCTTGCATCAGTACCAGCAGATGCAGTATATGTTGCTCCTGCTGTATCCAATATTGCTCCACCTGCTGTTCTGTTGATAAAATCAGCAGCAGTATATGATTGACCACCAACAACAGTTTTTACTGAATATGCATTTGTTCTATCCTTAATAAATGGTGGTACTATTGGACCACCAGCAACAACAACGTTTGCAACTCCAGCAATAGTTTGCTTATAGTCACCAAGAATTTTGTGATTAAGATGTCCAGTTGTAACTATATTTTTAGATGATCTGGGATCAAATTGTAAGTCTGTATCTTCTCCAGCACCAAACTTCATGCTTTGTCCGAGAACAGTATCCTTTTTATTAACCTGTGCAGTATTGATAGCAGCTGCTGCCATCTCAATATCACCTTGTGCCTGAATCTTAATCGTTTGACCATTTAAGACCAATTCTTCTGTTGCAGTGATCTCAACTTTAGTTGCTTTAATATATCTGGTTGAACCAATACATTCTTCTACATAATCGCCATAGCAGAGAACATTAAGTGCTTGCTTCTCACTCTCTGGACCACCCTGATTGTACTGATAATTTGATCTGCCATTATGAAGTTGATTGCTTCCATTTGTTTTGATGTCAAGTGTTCCACTACCAGCAACGTCTGTACGCTTTCCAGTGATTAACTTGATATTGCCCTTGCTATTCATCACCACAGCAGCGCCACCTGACTCAGGACCTTCCATCCTCAATGCAGAGGTAAGTCCATCAGGCATCATCCTTTCATAAACTTCTGATCTGGTGTACCATCCCTTGTACCAAGTATTAAACCTTGGTCCATCATTCAACGCCTGAGATTCATCAGGAGTTGTCTGCTTGAAAATAGTATCAGGATATGTCTTAGCAGCTTTTGTCATTATGGGCAATCAACGTAGCGACCAGTTCCAATCTTAGTGGAACCAATAGTGGATAATCCATCTGTATCTAGACATACTAGAGATGGCAACAGTTTAGCACCATAACCTCCACCACCAACAATGTCAATGGAGGGGAAACCATCAAATGTAATTTCTCTATTCAGAACACGACCACCAATGACAAATCCATCATCATTAATTACTGCTTCAGCAATACCCAACTCACCATTTACATAGAGATCAGGAACTTCTCTATAACCAATTCCTGGTCTTAATAGGGTGAAAGTATCAATGATACATCTAACACCATTATCAGAAGCAAGGTTTAGTTTATATCCAAATCCAGGAGATTGAACTCTAACTTCTGTCAAGAATCCATTCCCATCTAAGAGACCGACTGCAGTGGCACCAGTGCCTTCGCCACCAACAAAAACAATAGGTGGTTCTGCCCATGGATCACCTGGGTCATCAATAGGAATTTCAATGATACCACCAGCTGGATCTGTAATTGGTGGTTTTGTTGTTGGTGGTCTAAAGTCTTCAAATACAATTTCTGGAACCTCACCAATTCCTTCATCAAAGTCATCAATATCTTGGTCAGTTGTAATCAAGACATCTACAGATGCACCAGTTCCAGAAACAGTGAATGTCAAAGTTTCTTCGTCTTCTATCGTACCATCTTCTTCAATTCCAACAGTGATATTTGCTCTATTATCATTGATGATAAATTGTCCAGATGTGACTCCACCAATAATGTCGGATGAGGTAATATTATTACCTGTCAGTGTATAGTAAAGAATAGTTCCGTTATCTAAATTAGTAGTTGAAACAGTGTAAATGATAAACTCACCTTCTGGACAAGATGCTCTATTAGATGTAACAGCATATGTTGGGGTTAGATCTGCATCTCCACCGTCACCATCATCTGGTGGAAGAATAACATCTACAGGTTGGTCAGTTCCAGGAATATCAACAAATGGATTTTTAGGATTTGGTTGATTTGGATTATATGGTTCCTTCTTATTTACTTCAGTAATTGTACATCTAGCAATGTTTTTGATGAACTTCGTTGCCACATCACTACTCTTATCAGGAGAGTTTAACTTCAACTTGATAAAGAAGGTTTCACTACTCTCTTTTTCAGTATCGACTAAAGTCTGAACAGTAATTGTCTTTGATTTTTCACCTGGGGCAAATCCAAGAATGCCATCTTGTGGGAGATAATCAGAACCAGCAGTAGCTGTTCCTTGGTCTTTCAAAGTTTTATACGAAACAGACGATGCAATATCAATTACTCCAGTTCTAGTAACGGTAAAGGTTGCTGCATTACCCTCTTTAACTTCAATATCACTAATATTATATACAATCTTTGCTTTCTTAGTTTCACCAGATCCAGGACCAGAACCAGAACCAGATCCAGGTGGTAAAGGAACACCACCAGCGAAACCAATCGTTGTAACTGTTAATGGTCTGCCTGTGTAAGCTTCCTCACAAACATATTGAGTGTAATCTGCAGGTGTATCACCAAACAAATTGTCAATACCGTCAAGTAAATCGTCTAAGAAATCTTTATCGTCATCTTTCGTCTTCTTCTCTCCATTTGTGCATACTTGCTTATACTTTGCACAAGTTTGATCTGGACCAGAGCAAGAGATGCCCAAAAGTTGTAGCACAAAATTAACTGCTTGACCAATTATGTTAAGTGGTTCTGCAATAGCACCTAGAATATCCTGAAGTGGTCCTAGAACACTTTGGAGCAGTTCATTCATCAACTGCTGAATCTTAGAAATAATTGCATTAACAAGTTCATCAATGTGACAAATAGCAGCACGATAAACTTGCATTATCTGATTCATCAAGAGATTTGTCAACCATTCTATTAATCTCTCTCCTAGGTCTGCCATTTTGCAACCCAGATCTTTCAGAATGTTGTTAAACCACTCAGTAATAGGTGTTAGAGCATTTCCATTTTCATCTGCGAACAAAACTGCCTTTACCAGTGCATCAACACCTTCTCCAATTTTTGTTGTAATAAATCCTTTAACTCTTGCAAGAAATTCTGTGACTACAGAAATTGCTTTATTTACTTTGGTTCTAGCTTCTCCAATTGCGCTACTAACGCCACCCGTAACTTTACTTACATAGAAAGTTCCAATGTTACCTCCACTATTTTGGATGTCATACAACAATTGACCAATAATAGTGTTTAATTGTGTTTTCAGATCAACGTCCTTACATTTTTCTGCAGTAACTTGACACCAATCTTCTTCTTTAATTGCTTCTTCTTTCTTTGTTCCTGCATCTACACGATCTTCTCCATCACCCCTCTTCGTGCCATCAGATAATCCACCACCAGTCTTTTGAGTTCCATCTTTTCCTTCTAGACCATCTGTAGCTGGATTTGGAGAAAATTTACTAGACCTAGGACCATTTACAAATGCTTCCGAATCGCTAGGATCTACGTTATTGATTTTCGATGTTGCTCCAGGAACAACACCAATAGAACCCATAATGATGGGTTTTTGTCTATCATTATCGAGATAAAATCCTGTTACCCAACATCCTGGGATTAACTGAGGATGACCACCCCCAATATTACCAGGCATGAAAGGCACATTGACTGGCATCATCACGGTTGCCCATGGCAAGTCCTTCGTATCAAGAATCTCCCTCGATTTAGGGTGATCTCCTACGATTCTTACCTTAAAACGGTATCCGCCTTTGTTGTTTTTTTCATCACTAGCGGTTCCCTCAACTTGACCTACCCACCACGAGAATCCGTCATTACCGATTCTGTGGGATGGCATTAACCGTGATAATGCTTCATCCATACTCAGTTATCATAAATTTTACACTCTGGTGCGCCTGGTTCTTGATCACAGTAGAGTTCCAGTGGCGTGGGATCGTGATGATCTCCTGCCTCAATCTCTGCCTTGTGATGCTCAACATATTCTTCTAGATCATGCAGTTCGCCTTCAATATGACGACGTGCTTGTGGAGAAGTCATAGGATTCTGGAGAATCTCTTTGTCCTTCTCAATATGCTGTTCAATGCTGTCCATGTGTAGTACCTCCTTTTGTTATTTATTGCCACGGTTGGAAGGTTTATCCTTCATGCCGTATGAATCCCTGAATAATCTTAGCGTAGTTTTCAGTGTTCCATTTGTTCCTTCCAGAAAATTATAGGTTTGAGTTGTTTCTCTGACCAAATAAACACCACTACTTTCTTCGTCATATGGTTCTCTAACCTTTTCTGCGTCTGACAATTTACTTTGTAGTCGGATATCAATTTTATCTCCAGCACAAATATCTGGATTACCAGGAACTTTGATAACAGCTTCCTGATTTCTCAAGAGTTCAGATCTTGCTGCTCCCTGTGCTGCATAGTATTTCTGCCAATCGGCAAACTTTGTAGGATCCTTTGCATTCTGATCTTCTGGATTAGCGATTCCTGGTTCATTATACCACGATTCATGATCTAGTAGCATAGACATGACTCTAGTTGGATAATCAGATAATTCTATCTGATTCGCAGGAACTAAAGAAATACTTTCTTGACCACCTAGGTGTGCCATGTTATCGTAACTATCTTTAATTTTATAAACATACTCTTCGTACTCACCTGTTGAGTGATTGAAGAAAACCATCAACGAAGAATACTTTCCTTTTCTCAAAGACGACATGATGTCTATCTCTGATGTGAATTGAACGTTTTCAATCAGAAATCTCTGGTCTCCAGAAACTTCCGTATTTGCCATTCTCTCAACATAAGGTCCCCATGCCTGAGATTGTAGTTTTGGTGCTGCAAACTTTCCATTCTCTTCATCACATAATGCATCAATAGAGAAGAAGTTATATCCTCTGCGAGTCTCCCAGAAGAAGAATCCTGCACTACCTTTAATTTGTTGTGCAGTCTCAGTAGAGTTTGTGCTATTAGTTCCTCTGTATTCTGTTTTTGGAGAAACGCATCTTCCTAGAAGTTTGGCAATGATATCAAATGGTCTGGTTCTGGAAGGATTTAACCTAACCTCAAATCTAGATGGTTCCGAATAAAAATTTTTTGTAGATTCCAGATACTCAGTGCCCAAAAGTTTAGTAACAATTGCTTCTGGATTGCCAGTAAGAGGACTCTGAACTCTGATAGCCTCATTAATCAGTGCTTCTGGTGAAATAAGGACAAGAACATAGACTTGCTTTTTATCTTTTACAATTCTAGCACCAACAGAAGCAACAACAAACTTATAGACAATTGGTGCTTCACTATGTGTAGTTTTAACTTCAATTTCAATATTTTCTCCACCCTGAATAGGATAACTATTCAAGAAATTCTTGGAGTCACTAACTAGTAATTTTCCTGCCATGAAAGGAGACTCAAGACTCTCATAAACCTCAAAGTCCGCAATCATATCTTGTCCCAATCCTCTTGGATCAGCACCTTGACCTTTAGATATTACACATCTAACTAGTCTTGCTTCGGATGAATGTTGTTCTGCCATTATGTTTTACTCGCTAAACTAAATGGTACTGTGTAAGCACTAAATCCAGCAGCAGAGAACCCACCACCAAAAGAATCATCTGTTTGACTGCCACCAGCTTGAGTATAATAGTTATTATTGATAACAGTTGGTGCCGCTAATGAGAACGGTGCCAAACTTGCCATTGCAGAACTTTGATTCAATTGCTGTGACTGCTTCTCTCCTCCACCAAGTGACTGTAGCCATTTTTGGAACATGTTTGGTTCATTAACTGGTGGTGGAGGAACTAGAGGTGCTGCTGGTGCATTTGCTTTCTTAATAAATTGCTGATAATTTGGAATTCTATAGTCAGATGGTTTTACAGAATTAGCACCTGTTTGCCACGAATAGTGGAAGAAGTTTCCTTTCTTATCAACCATTGGATCCTCAGCAGCAACTCTATTGCGAAGTTCTGTTTGACCCTTAAAGTCTGTTCTTCCCTGCAATCTATTTAATGCTGCAACCAGTCTTGCTTGTCCTTCAGGAGACTTCAGTCTAGCTTCAATTTCAGGACTCATTTTCATCATGCCTTTTTTATATGCCTCATATTGACCATGTGCCTTGACTACTTGCTCAACAGTTCCCCTGCCCTCAGCAACTCTGTTCAAGATGGATGCAGCGACAGCATACTGATCATCTCCTGGTCCTGCTTCACCACTAATAGCATATGCTAACCACTTATATTGCTCATCACTGAGGTTCATCTGACCACCGCCGCCGCCAATGTTTAGGGTATCACTACCAGCAGTAGCACCTTGGCGATCACCTCCGCCACCTGTATTGCCGCCGTTGCCTGAAGTTGATGGGTTTGTTACAAATCTCTTCAGAATGGGAATATTACTGAAGATATTGTACATGACATTACCAAGACTATCTTTTAATGTATCAAAGACTTTTCCAAATCCCTTAAAGAACTTTTCCCATCCACCCATTCCTTCATAGTATTCTTGGTGACCAAGCGCCTGTATTCTAGCATATTCGCTACCGCTATCCTTTTGCGCCTGAAGAAGACCTTCACCAAACATAACGAAGGTTTTTCTACCTCTAGCTCCTTCTAATGGGAAGAAACCTTCAGCACCTGCTTCACCAGCAACAACAGGAGTTGCTTGTGTCAAGATACCACCCTTTGCCATGGGCATCATACCCAAATCTCTAGCAAGCAAGAATCCATCAATGCCCATTCCAATTGGAGCACCTACACCAGTAGCACCAAGCAAACCAGATGTGATTTCAAGACCTGCGCCTAAAAAGTCTCCTTCTAATGCACGCTGAATACCAAACATGATACCAGCAATACCAGCAACAACTGGAATTTTCTTAAGAATAGATTTAGTTCCAGCAGCACCAAACTGCTTGACCATCATTCTAGATAATGCACCACCCCTCCTAAGACCTTCTTTCGTTCCTTTTTTAATAAGTTGGTCTGTCGCCATATCTGCTGCTTTTAGACCTGCATCATCTGCAGAAGCCATCCTAACAGGAGCTAATTTTGCAGCATCCTCTGGAGAAACACTTTTAGCTAAAGCTCCAGATTCTCCTAGAGGAGTGCTTCTAACAGTCACTGTCACACCAGAAGGATCAATATCACCACCAAACTCAGCAAATTTTTTAAGAATTTCTTCGTCACTACCCAATTTTTGCAATGCCGTCATCTCTTTAGCTAATGCTCTAGAAGCAGGACCAGAACCCATTCCCGCTAAGAACTCAGGATCATTAAGTACAACATCTAATCCTAGTGCAGCTTGACCACCTTTTAGACTTGTTCTGGCAACTGCGCTAGTGCCTTTTACAGCAGGTTCAATTAATGATTTTGCTTGTCTTGGTTGTATTTTTAAGAATTTTGCGGCATTTTGAGCCAGTTTACCAACATCAGGAGCATATTGCTTAAATCCCGAAGCAACATTATATGCAGACTTTCCGATAGATGGAGCTGATCCAAGAAATCCCCTAATACCACTTTGTGTGCTTCTAGCTGCTTTTGTGGAACTAGCTGCTCTACTAACAGTTCCTGTTAGAAAATTAAGACCATCAAGAATACCGCCACCTTTTCCACCAATTTTTTTCAGTGGTCCGCCACCACCGCCAGGAGTGATATTAATCGGTCCTCTTCCACCACCAAGTCTTCTTCTACCACCCTCAAGTAATCTTTCTTCTCTACTGGCACCAGCACGAGACTGTTGTCTCTGCATATATGTCATGAATGCACGCATAAATGCGCCATTCATCATTGCTTGTCTTGCTAGATCTTGCTGAGCAACAGCAAGTTGCCCCATCGCTTCACCAATAGAAGCAATAGACTGAGAAACTTGTACTAATCCACCTTCTACGCCACGCAATCCTACAGAAAGCGCACTAGACATTGGGACAATTGCGCCACCAACTTCCTGTGTTACCTGATTGATTTGTTCACTATAACCATAATCAAACCCACCACGGAATCTTTGTTTATAATTTTTACTTGGATCGGTTCCAGGACCCCGTGCTCCCAATCTGCCCCTGGTTCTGGCAATCTTATCTCCGCCAAATCTTGAACCAAGGGCTCTCTTGAAAAAATGTCCTCTACCGATTCCCGCTTCTTCTAGAGATGTATTGTTTTTTTCTGCCTGTTTAGAAGCATAAGCACGTTCTTCTGCTGCCATATCGGAAGCTTGCTTTAGACGCCTTCCAATTTGACTTGCAATCATACCAAGGTAATCTTTATTACCCGTGGTATCTACATATGATACGGTTCCTGCTGCCATTACCTTTGTGCTTTTTCTTGTTCTTGTTTAACTTGTTCCAAGTATTGCATTAACAAGGAAACATAGACTTGCCTCTCAAAAGGCATCATGTTTTCTATTTCACTCAAGCTATATTTATGGTGTTGCATCAAGGCAAAGTTAGTCTTGTAGTAGCCCTCCAAACTATTGTGGAATAGGGCTATCCGAAAAAACTATTCAGACCTCTCAATGTATATTCAGATTCTACACCAGTATTAGGGTTAGTAACCGTAAATTTATGTTCTAGTCTAGGAGATGTCTCAAAAAATGTCTGTATTTTTTCCAACTGCGAATTTGTCAAACTCTCTACAAATTGAACAAATTCTTTCTTACTAGTTGTAGAATCATCATACACTTCTTCTCCTTGGAAGATTTGATCAATACTTTCTGCGATAATTTTAATTACTTCATTTTCATCAACAGATCCATCACCAAACTGTCCATTAACAAATCTGTCAAATGAAGGATACTTCATAATGACACCTGTAGTGTCAGTGAGCATAATTTTGTTAGTATGTCCTTCTGGAAAAATTACTTGAGCTTCAGTAAGATTCAGATTATACCTAACTTGTGTTTTTTCGTCATCTTGACAAGTTACGTTCATTTCAACAATTTCGCCAACCGATACGGCACGAATATTGAGAAAAATATACTCTAAATCAAAAGTAGCAAGATTTTCAATTTTTACGCGAGATTGAATACATGCCTTGAGAAGACCCAAAACAGCATCTCTAATGTTTTTATCATCATTACTCTCAATTGCCAAAAGAAGAACTTTTTCCTCTTTTACCAAAAAAGGGCGATATCTGATTTTTTTCTTAGTAGAAGGAATTTCCAACTCATAAGTTGGAAGGTCCATTGTTGGCAAAGCCATGATAATAACCTCAGGTCGTATTTATATTTAGCGCGACTTTTTGACCCAAAAATTGGCGGAAAAAATTTTCCGAGTTTTATGGAATCACTAAACCGATTTTGTAATGTCGTTATGAACAATAGTATGTCTAGTATAATACAACTGACATGTAACTTTTGTCACCTGTGCTGAACCAAACTGCAATGGCACTGCATCAATTGCATATGGCCATGCCCTCTCTAATAAGTATGTTATTGATGGTCTTAATCCATTTGTAGTTTTAGGACCTCTTTCAGTCTTAGTAATTCTAACCGTTTTACAGTAAGACTTGGGAAGTTGTAATTTATTAGATCTATTTGCTGCTAGAGGAGTTCCAGGTCTGCCTTCATAGTTTGTTGCTGCTCTAGTAGGAGTTTCATTAAAAATTTGACCATACCAGTCGTTAAGATATTTCAATGGTGTCATATTTGCATCACATTGAAATCCTAACTGAACTTCTGTAAAAACACGAGTATGTGGATAGTTTACTTGACCCTCTCCAACATATCTACCCTCCATCGTTCCAGTAGCAGCTTGAACGTTAGGAAGTTGTGCTTCATCACACAAAAACTCAAATATATTATTTGCTCCTGGTTTTCCGTCGTTCTCTAAAATTTCCACGACAAAACTATTTGCAACCGACATTCCGCCGCTTGCATTCATCATACCTAAGAAACTGTTTATAGACACGCTAAATATCTATGTTGGAACAACTATATTTATGGCGTACTCTGGGTATTATAAACCATTACATCCTCAGAAGTACCGTGGCAACCCAACAAACATTGTTTATAGGTCGCTATGGGAACGAAAGTTCATGGTGTTCTGTGACAATAACCCCAGTATATTACAGTGGGGTAGTGAAGAGATTATTATACCATACAGAGCACCTGATGGTAAAGTGAGGAGATATTATCCAGACTTTTATATTAAGGTACGTGAAAAGTCAGGCAAGATCACCAAATATATCATTGAAGTAAAACCCAAGAAACAAACAAAACCACCGAATGAAAAAAACAAAAACACTGCTGCCTATCGTAATGCTGCACTGACATACGCAAAGAACCAAACTAAGTGGTCTGCTGCGCGAGAGTATTGTGAAGACAGGCAGATGAACTTCTTAATACTTACCGAAGATCACTTAGGAGTCTAGAACAATGGCAACAGGATTTGCTTCCATTCAGAGAAATAATGTAAATAGCGATCCAGGATACAAAACACTATTTGAGCGAGTAACTGCAAGAACAGGAGGAGAAAAGAAATCACTCTCCTGGTATAGATCTGCAGTCAGAGCAGAAGCTAGTAGTTACAAGAAAAACTTTGACAAGTACATACTAAACGAAAAGAGTGACAGAGTTGGTGCTGTAGAAGAACAAGATGCTAACCAACTTCGTAGATATCCAGTACAAGGTCATCTATACATGTTTGAGTACAAGGCAAAGATGAGACACTTGCCTTACTATGACAGGTTTCCACTTGTCTATGTTCTCAAAGCAACTAGAAGTGAATTCATAGGACTTAACTTACACTACCTATCACCAAAGAAAAGAATCATTTGCACCAAAAAGTTGATGCAAGGTAGGATTGACATTCCTAAGAGATGTTTCCATAAATACCTACAACCCCATGTTGATGGTTTGATGTTGGACCTGGCTTCTAGTGAGTGGGATACTGCTATCCTCCTGCCCACTGAAGACTTCGTGAAAGATATTAATGGTAGGGCATTTCCTATTAATAAGGAAGATGTCTGGGAAGAAACCAACGAACAATTCTACGATAAAATCAGAGGTCAGCGAGTAGTGAAAGGATACGGCACACCACAGTCCAAGGAGATGGCTAGGTAATGGCAAAACAACAACTAGACATGGATGTGTTTGGTAGATACACATATTACTATGACGATAGTGATGGCAATTATTACTATATTGACAGTGGTAGTGGCAACTACAGTGAAACTAATTGGACTTACAGAAAGGTTACCGACACTGCTACATTAACAAAACTAAAATCTGAATTTCCTTATGGTTCGGATGAAGTTCAAGCGGACATCAATCCAAAACTTAATGATAAAAGGATAAACATCAGTGATTTCTTTGGAATGACGACTGAGCACTCTGGTCCCATGCCAGCGTCTCACATCAGATTTCCAGATGACTTGAGAATTGGTGAGAATGAAGATTATGTAATGTTCTCATTCTATGAATACAAACCACCTTTTCAGAGAAATAGAGTTCCTGGTGCCAGAGTATTAAATCAAGAACTAAGAGACTATAACCAAACTGGATACTCTTCTGAATTTTTTCAGGCAGATAAATCTGTGTATCCTCAGATTGTCATGTACATGCCTCAAGATATTCAAGATGCATTTAAGGCAACATGGCAAGGTAAAAAGTTTGGTTCTGTAACTGCTGGTATTCTAGCATCTGCTGGGCAAGAAGGAACTGCCAATAAAATAAAAGGTCTTGTTAGTCAAGGAGAAGCTGCAATAAACAGAGCTGGCGTAAATGCTGCAGCTGAACTAATCTCAGGATTAGCAAAAAGCCTAACTGGTGATAGTATTTCTGCTGGTGATATCTTTGGAGGAATTTCTGGAGTAGCAAGAAATCCAAATATGGAACTTCTATTCCAAAATATGAATGTCAGAACTTTTGATCTATCATTTAAGATGGCACCATATAGTCAAGAAGATGCCGACTCAATGGAAGCAATCATTAGCATCTTTAAGAGGGCAATGCTTCCTCAATATGCATTGAATGGTTCTCCAGTATTTGGACAAAAGAATAACAAAGCTATTGAAGGAGCATTTATAAAAGTTCCTAAGGTATGTGCTGTCAATTTTATGAGAGGTGGATCACCGAATAGATATCTTCCTAAGTATAAGATGTGCGCCATCACAGATGTTAATGTCAATTACACACCTGATGGAACTTATGCAGCTTTCCAAACAGGATCTCCTGTTGCTACTGAAATTAAAATCAGTTTCATGGAAACAAAACTTGTTTTCTCTGAAGACGTAATAGATAGAGGTTTCTGATGTACTTTTCTTTAATACCAAACATCTCGTATGACGAGAAACCAATCAGTTATCCTTTCTCAGAGTCTGACTTTGTAACTGCGAAGAACTTCTTTCGTAGATACAAATTAAATGATGACATCTTTTCATATGCTACATTCTTTCAGAAGTATGCAATTGTAGATGGAGAACGTCCAGATACTCTGGCAGATAAAGCATACGGTGACCCATTCTTTGATTGGGTAATTCTTTTGACAAATAACATGGTCAATGCACAGTACGATTGGCCAATGACTAACTATGAACTCCAAAAAGTATTAGAAGAAGAATTTGATGATGCATACACAGAGATTCATCACTACGAAACGATAAAGATCGGACAGTACGCTGCTGGACTACATGTAGATGAGACTTTCTTCAATGGTCAGCATAAGGTCAATGTAAATGGTGCCATCTCATTAAAAAACGGTAGCGAGATTTGTGGTCCCGTTACCGTTGCTGAACATTATACAAACGAGAATGAGAAGAAGAGAGAAATCTATCTTCTCAAACCCGCTTACTTCCAATCATTTGTTGATGACTTCAGAAAGAAGAATCTTTATCAGAAGTCAGGCAACTACATCAATCAAAGACTAAAGAAAACTGGTTGATCTTTTTCAACAAAAAATTTGCGGAAAAAATTTTTCCAGTTTCATGGAATTCAATAGTCCATTCTGTCACACATATCAGGATGTTTCCTGAGGAAATTATGAACGTAGGCATCTGTGTCTACGCTCATAGTATAGTGTGCGTGAGTGTGAAGACCTTGAATAATAATCAGGAACCCAACAACCAAGAGATTGAATTGGGTGACTGGGTGAAGCAATACCTGCAGGTATTTTTTCATC